ATTATGATAAACGACATAGCGCCCATTGTCTATGTCATATTGATCATTAGCTGAAAGCTTAACGGCAGGCTGTACATTGGTTTGAATGTTACCATTTGTACTACGATTTGAACGAGCTGCTTCGACTGCTGCAGCACCAGATGCTTCAATGTCACGCTGTTCTGGTGTGGACTTATCAGTATAAGAAGCATTCTGGTATGGTGATGCACAACCAATAGTAAGTGCAAGAAAGGGTAAAACTAAAAATAATTTCATCATAGCTATTTCCTCCAAATTATTTATTATGAAAAATAAGCCATTCTATTTAAACGAGTGGCCACGACTTGGACAGCATCGCGACCATTGCCACCAATGTGCCAACGATAAGGCTTACCAGAGCGACTACGCTTGCCAAGATCATAATCTTTCCAATCGTAAATAGTGACACGAGTGTCGTCAATAAAGAGATCCCACTCAGTGTTTACTTTCTCATCACCGCTTGGTTCTGAGTAAGTAGGAATTCCAAATTCTTCTACCAATTCTTGGTAGGTGGCTCGAATGTAACCTTGAAGACTTGTAAATGTCATATTGCTAACCCCATCATGATTCCAAGAGCGGCACCCATTAGTGCCATTACAAAAATTCCAGTCAGTGTATCTTTCATTACGCTGCCTCTGTAGCAGGTGCAAACAACTTGCCGAAGCCTTCGCAAAGAACGTTGAAGGCACAGATTTCCCAACACCAATCTGAGTAGAAGTCGTCTTCACACTCGTATTGACTGTCAGTCCAAACACGCTCACCGTTAGCAATCGCACGAATTTGCTTGTCGTAAAACTTTTCGAAACCAATCAGGTTTTCGAGCAAACCTTCGCCGTCAGCGTAGAACTTACCGAAGTGTGCGTTACGAAAGTACTTAGCAGCAGCGTCCCAAGGGATGGTGTTACCACCACTGTAAACGTCACCAAAAAACTCAGAAATGTAAAGTTGCTTAGCCATTAAAGAGACACCTCACCGTTGTTAATCATTTCAAAAAGAACATTTTGACAAGCGATACCCCACTGAAACTCGTGGAAAGTCTTAGTTGCTTCAGGACCGAGTGCTGCTCGATACTCGAAAAAGTTTTCACGTACACCTTCTTCCTCAGCTGCAGTCCAAGAGGCAATTTTGTCGTACACTCGCTTGGGGTCAATATTCATGTTTTTTCCTTAATCTCTAATTTATGGTACCATTCTACACCAGTATGGACCATTTGTACAATTCTAAGTTATTGATTTATAAGGGAAAAATATGTCATCATAAGTTATTGATTTCTAACAGTTTTTTGTGCAAAAAAAAGTGGTAATATTACCACTTGTATTAGATTTTTTTGTTATAAGAACCGGCCCCGAAGGGCCGGAATAGAATACCGCTTAAGCGGCTTCTTCGGTGTCAGCTGCAGGCTCTGCAGGGGTGAGATCACCACCACCGCTTACCTGAGCATTCTGTTGAACAGCACCCATCACCTCTGCTACTTGAGCGTAAGGCATTTGGCCAAGTACGTTAAGTACTTTGTTCATCACTTCGATAGGAAGTGTTACAGTTTGTTGTTCTGACATAATATGCTCCTAGTCATTAATAAACTTATCGATAAATTCACCACCAGTTTCGTCAATGTAACTGGCACCTTTATACACTTGTGATAGACTCCAATAAAAGACATCCCACACAAGCACTAGCGGCATTGCAAGAAACATTTTAATGTATCTCACCGCATTCTTTTTACTCACCCTTCATTCTCCTTTAGCCAAGCTAAAATATTAGTCGGTGATGTTTCTCCATAGGGATCTTCTGAAATGTTATTATTTTTTCCTGGCTCAATAAACATCTTTTCAATCACGCCATCTTCAACAATCATAGCGTATCTCCAAGATCGTTGGCCAAACCCAAGATTGTCCTTGGTGACTAACATTCCCATTCCATTTGTAAATAGACCTGATCCGTCAGGAATGACTTTTACATTTTGCAAGCCTTGATCTTTTGCCCATGCATTCATAACAAAAGAATCGTTAACTGACATGCAATAGATATTATTTATACCAAACTCAGCAAACTCATTTGCCATTGACTCAAATCCTGGCAATTGGTAAGTTGAACATGTAGGTGTAAATGCACCAGGCAAACTAAACACTACAACACGTTGACCTTTAAAATAGTCATCGGTTGTCATTTCTTGCCAGCGATATGGGTTATCACCATCAATAGAATTATCACGTATACGTGTCTGAAAGACTACATTTGGTACTTCTTCACCTTCAATCTTCACTCTGAATACTCCTTTCCGCATTCTCTCTGTCATGTATATACAGCTGAATTACTCCATAATGTAAAACTTTAAGCAAGTCTTTTCGCCATTGTTCAGCCGTTTCTCCTTTTTTGCCGTAACGCTGTGCGTACTTTAAAATATTACCCATGCAAAAACCAGTGCCATGCCCCTGATCAATGACGACCTCTGTCGTTTGGATTTTACCTTGGGAGTAATGTTGAGCATAGGTTGCGTCAATATAACCTTTTAACTCAGCGATCAACTCATCTTCATTATATTTGTAATTTATCATTTGTCACATCTTCCATAACAATAACTGTATTTTTTATGATGTCAACGAAATCACCATGTGGTGTTTGTAATACATAACGATCGGATGACGGTGAATTAAGTTGTGCAGGTAATTCACCTACTTCAACAAGTTCTTTTCCTGTTTTCCAGTGTTTGAACTTTATTCTCGTCATTGAATTCTTTTTTCCAATACAGAAATATCGTATTCGACTTTCTTTTTCCACTCTTGTTCAGAGCGACCATTCTTTTCAACAAACATAGCTTTCTTGAGATTTTCAAGAGCTACTTTACGTCGATTATTTATATTCTTTTTAGCCACCATCATTTTAAAGCCTCAAATTTTTGTTTATCAAATCTTTCTCTACGTAAACCCATACCAAAGTCAGTGTTATCCATTACTGGGGTGTCAGCAATATCACGACCAATATTATCTTGGGCAGCTTGTTCTACATCAAACAATTTCATTTTACTTCTATCAACACCAACCACAAATCGTCGATGCAGGCCTGGATCATTATAACGATTCTTTAATTGCTTAATCATTAATTGTCCAAGACTTTCAAGTTCCTCACTCGAAATTGCTGCAATCATAAAGTCAGCAGTGGCTGGTAGACCAAAAGATTCCGAGGTATCTTCGAGTCCAACATCAGAATTAGTATAGCCAGTTCTGTTCGTCTGTGTTGCGCTGAAGATTGGTAGATTGAATTCAACTGCTAGGCCTCTGAGTTCTTCTGCAATAGATTTAATATAGGTATAACTATTCACATTAGATCCCATCTTGAGTCGACTACTTGTACAAAGGTTGAGATAATCAATATAGATTGCATCAGGTACAAATTTCTTTTTCATCTTTAACTCATTGAGAAGATGACGGAAGTGACCCGAACCAACTGAAGCAGTTGGATATTCTTTTACAATAAGCTTACCTTTTGTTTTTCCACGTAGTCTTTCAATTTTTGTGTCATAAGTTTCGCGAGGATATGTTTCCAAATCGTTGAGTGGTACACCCATAAGATTAGCGTCAATACGTTCAGCAATACGTTCCTCTGCCATTTCAAGAGTAATGTATAATACATTCTTACCCTGCATAAGATTAGATGCAGCAAAGTGACACATCATAAGTGTTTTACCTACACCAGTACCGGCAAGGATAATGTTTAATGTTTTTCTTGGGATACCACCACGAGTAATTTTATTAAGATAGTCAATGTCAAAAGGAATACGTTCAACTACCTGGTGATAGAAATCATAACGTGATTCGTAATCTTCCAAGAAATCATGACCAATGTTAGTGTCAAACGATACGGCTAAAGCATTTGACAAAATTTCGGGAATAGATCCTTTATCCATTGACGACTTATTATCAATGATTTGAATAGATTCCATAATAGCATTATAAATTGCTTTATCTTGGCAATACTTTTCTGTTTGCTCGATTAACCAATCATTTTCGACATCACCACCTTTGAGTTCGTTGATGACATCGATACATGCTTTATACGTATCATCATTAACGTCAACACTATCTAGCTCAATTTTAAGTGCAGACTGAGTTGGTGTTGAATTATATTTGGTAAAGTAATTTTCAATGAGATCAAATATAACTCGATATTCGTACTCTACAAAATAATCTTGTTTAATGAAAGGAAGTGCACTTCTTACATAATTATCATTGTCAATGAGATTACCAAGAATTAGCTTTTCAATACTAATATCACTCATCTACTGCTTCCATAAAATCTACAACTTCCTCATTTGTAATAATCGAGTTATGAGCTACAGAATATTTGTTCTTTACATAATCATAGAATTTTTTAGATGTTATGATATCCATCCAAAAATCTTTAGTATCAACTTCTTTTGCTCGATACTTTTTATCTTCAACTTCACCGGTTTCAATATCTACTTTAGCATACCAGCCGTTGGAAGGTTTGACAACAAACCCACCGGCCAATGCAACATCGAGTAAGCCAGACCATTTACTGATACCACCTTCCCAAGATACTGACACTGGGATTTTTGATTTCTCTTTTACATGACGTGATTTCTCTACGTTAATAATAAAATTGTAACCAGTGACTTCGGTGCCAGTTTTTTCTTGTTGCCGGCCAATGATATAAATGTTATCAGCTGAGTAATAAGAACCGGTACCACCACCAACAATATCACGTGGGAACAAACCAATTTCTTTGTAAGTATGATTTACTACCACCATTGGAATATCTTTGAGTGTAAGGTGAGGTGTAACCATACGGAATAATGATTTGATTTGCTTTGCACGAGACATGTCAGCAACTGACTTTTCATTAAGTGCATCCTCAACTTCTTTCTTTGAAGCAAGATTACCAATTGAATCAATGATAATACACACTTTGTCACCACGATCCAATTGATCAAGCTGCTTCATAATATCAAATTTAAGCTGCTCAACGTCAGTAATAGGAGTATGAAGAACCCTATCACGGTCAATTCCAAAAGACTCAAAATACGCTTGAGGAGTACCGAACTCAGAATCGTAGAAAAGAAGCGCTGCATCTTCATATTTGTCCAAATAAGCTTTAGCCATTAAAAGACTAAATGCTGTTTTAAAGTGTTTAGAAGGCCCGGCCCACATAGTGAGACCGGGAGTAAGACCACCATCCAAACGACCACTCAATGCAACATTAATAATGGGGATGCTGGTTGGAATCATATCCTTTTCAGAAAAGAACTTAGACTCAGATAAAATTTCTGAATCTTTAATTGTGCTGTTCTTTTGCAATTTACTTAATACACTCATTCTTATCTCCATTCAT